TTTCAGTATCCAAGGTAATGTGAGGACACCATGCCTCAAACCTGGTTAGAGTGTAAGGAGATAAGCGACTTAAATAGTATAGTACTTGAGACTGTGCGTGTTTAGCGTAACCTGAAAAACTTGACCTTAACAGCAAAAACATCTAAGGAACCTATCCTTTTATCAAGCATGTTACTAAATTCTGTTCAATCCCGAGAATTCCTCAAGACCTCAGCCTTCAAGCCCATCGTGGACGAGAAAGGTGCAGTTGTCGTGGGAAAGGAGGCTTACCGCCGCCTTTACCTCCGCTCCCAGCACCACGTCCGCGCTGACATTGGTGGCCGTACCAAGACCGGCTCCGCCAGTGTCTGGTACGGACTTGAGAGTTCAAAGAATCGTACCGACCCTACCCATGCCTTGACTGTTGACGACACCGTCCCCGCAGTCGCGGTCCAGGGTCTAAGTACCATCGTGTCAGTCATGAGAGATCTCGGAGTTCGCCATGCGATCTCCGGAACCGGTGACTACGACACACCCCTTGATATGCGTTCCTTAGCATATGTTTGCGGATTCGTTGCTGCCAGCACTGCCTGTGGCATCGAACCTGTCCTCAAGACAAAGGCGAAGATTGCGGCTGTGAGTGCCGATTCGAGTTTGCACCTCGGAACCACTTGCACGTTCTCTGAGACTGCGTTTTCGAACCGTGACGAACTCGTCACACTAGCTTACCTAGTGAAAGCTGCAGGCGTGGACGTCTTACGTATCTCCACCCAGACAGCACCATCCGTGGGCGCGAAGTTGGAAGGTAAGTCCTTAGGAGTATTTGCTCTGCGTGTGTATGCGAATATACTTGCGGAGACTCATAGTGTCGCTGCGTCTGCAATTCACGCTGAGGCTGCGTTCAGCGGAGCCTTAGCATCCATCAAGGTGCTTGGGCACTCCTACGAAGGGAGCGGCGTACGTGATGTCATCAAGAACCGTTCGTACCCCACGCCCGTCGGCTTCATCAAACCGAACGTGTCCAGCTTCCAGGGCCTAAGCACCGTGAACAACGTTCACACGGCCGACCTGCTCCGCTATGTCATCTCGATGGTGCTCAGCGGCGTCGGGCGTATTGCTCGCTCGGACCCGACCCGTAGCGAAGAAGGCTTGCCTACTATCTACCAGCCAAAAGTGGTCACTGGTAAGCCCAGCTCCTTGATCGGATTCGAGTTCGACTTCTACGCTATGACTGATAACTGGCGCAAGCTGGCGGCGAAAGAAGATGGATTGGCCGTAGATGATTACAAGGATGGAATGTCTTGCAAGTCGTTTTTCAATGACGATCTCGCTAACGGACATTTCAAGCACAAGTCCGTTGTCCCCTTCTTCTATGTGGAGCCTGGTCCTTTGTCCACGTCTATGGAGTCGAGCATTCCAATGCTTGGTTGCCAAGGTCAAGGGCGGAAGGTACCCTTGTTCAAAGGTGCGGTCGGCTACAAGACTGCTGCGTACGGAGAGTTCAATGGGACTCCATTCCCAGGCAGTGTGGTCAGGATTGTTACGCGAAATGGTTATCATGCTAGAGCCAATGGTATCAACTACTTATTCAGCGGTAGATACACTCGTGAGAATGGCCTTTCTCAGTTTAACCAGGTAAAGTTCACAGGCAGTGGCGTCATGACAGACGATATGGCTTTGTCAGGTGACTCGAAAGGTAATTTGGCTGAAAGGCGTTGGCACACATACCACTGTCCGCTGCCGAATCCGGGCGAGAATTTCACTTCCCTACCAGCATGTTTCTCGTACACTTATTCGGGAGGAACAGTTGAACCAACATTGGCCGAATTTGTCAATGGTGAGATGGACAGTCTTTTCGGGACATTGGTCGTCGGAGTGCCCGGCAACAAGAAATCTACATACCACAGGGATGTCCCAGACTATCTTCTAGACGTCGTGGGCCAGACAGCTGGGGTGTTCAGCTTCCTAACGGATAGGAGTAACATGGTTGATCTCGCAAGCGCAGTCGGTGTCGAAGGTGCGGTGTCTGAAAGACCAGCAGTCAACGAGTTTGATGTGGCCGGAAATGACACAGGCACGAGCCTGGAGGAAACCATTGAGGATGGAGAAGAACGTGAAATAGCGGTCAGCACTGACGCTGAAGAAAATATTGAGCTACCAGAGAGCAGTGGCATGATCCGTCCAAGAGTGACGGATGGACCATCTGCCTCTGGAGCAGGGTAATGCTCGAGTGCGTGAGAGAGAGGTTTGGTAAATGTACCTCTCTTGAAGAAGCACTTGTAACCATTTCCCTAGCTGAGGCCACGTCAACGGGGACTGAGCTAGTAGATATAGGCCTTAACTTGTGGAAGATTCCACTGCAAGTCAGGGTTACCGTTGAAGATATACTGGAACATGGTTTTAAACTATTGCCATGTCCAGGCGAATGTGAAATAGTTAGTTCAATATTGGATTCTGAAGAAGATAGGAATGTTTTCCCTCTGAAGGCTCATCCGGGAGCAATGACGAAGGCAAACGTCTTCTTTAGAGACATATGGGCGGATTGTAAGAAGTATGAGCCAGAAGCGGCTGCATACCTCAGCAACAATGTGGAGGTGTTGCAAGGTTTGACGAACGACCAGGCATCTGCGTGGGTGCTTTGGTTCTGTGGGGTGTGGAAGGAGTCGAGTAGGGTTGCTGTAACAATCCTATCGATGTGCCAGGATATGAAGGCGCTTAAACGGCTATCGGATAGAGTTAAAGCGTTGGGAGCGACGAGGACTAAACTCGGGTGCATGTGCACTGAGTTGAAAACGATGGCATGTAGGGGTGCGGCGATGTTTGACCCAGACGAAGAGGTGAGGTGCAGGATTGATGAGTCCGCATTTAAGAAAGAGAAATCGTGCGGTATAGGGGACGAGATAAGGCCCTACGTCCGCCAAGTACTACAGGAAGAAATGACTAAGAACCCGCACTGGGGTTCTACGGAGGAATACTGGAATAAAAGATGGCTATATACGAGGTCGGGCTCGCACGCAAGGCGTGTGGAGGAGATAAAGCTAGGGGGAAGGGTTGACTTGCCTCCTAGGCCAACAAGGAGAGAGTTCGCAGAGGCTGTAGAAGAGAATATGGTAGCCTTTGGCGAGCCTGGCTGTCATGCTGGGCAAAGTGCGAAGCTAGAGAACGGGGCAACGCGGGCAATATATGCGGGAGATACGGTCAATTATTACACATTTGACTATCTCTTGCAGCCAGTTGAAGCAGTGTGGAAGAATGAGAGCTGTTTGCTGGATCCAGGGGCCAGGGCCCCTTCTGAGTTATATTCGGCTTTGTCAAGTCAGATGGATGTCAATCTCATGATTGATTTTGAGGACTATAACAGTCAGCATACGAAGGAGGCGATGGCTATAGTGATTGAGGAGGCATGTGCCGGGGCGCCTGATGAAGTCCTGGACTGGGCGTTAAAGTCTTTCGAGAACGAAGTTGTTTATTGGAAGGGTGAGGATGGAGACAAGTCCGCTAAAACAGTCGGTTCGCTGTTCAGCGGTCATAGGGCCACGACGTTCATAAACACCGTCTTAAATAGTGCGTATATACGCTATGTGTGTGGTTCACTTACATTACCGGTGAGGAGTTATCATGCGGGTGATGATGTGTACCTATCTGGGACAGCTGGGCAAGTGGGATCTATTCTGGAGAGTGTCCTAGATAGCGGTGTTAGGATCAACCCGAGCAAGCAGGGCTGCGGGAGGTTGTTAGGAGAGTTTCTAAGGGTGGCTTTTACCCGGACAGAAGCTAGGGGTTACCTGGCCAGATGTGTGTCTTCACTGGTCAGCGGTAATTGGGTCTCAGAGTCTGGATTGTCTAAGGCACAGCTTGCGTCAACGTACGCCCGCCAGCTGTGGACCTTGATGGTCAGATCAGGAGACAGAAAGCTGGGTTGGTTACTCAGGTCGAGCATGGTCAGGAGGCTGCCGGAGATAGAGCATTACATACCGGAAATATGTGATTTGCGTATGTCAGTGGGAGGTTCCCCCGTGATTGATGAGGTTGGACAGAGTTGTCAGTTGATAACTATAGAAGATCAAAACTGCCGTGCAGATGTGAGCGGCGAGAAAGCATCATATGCTACAGATGCATTTCTCAAAAATTATATCAACAGTGAGTTGCTACAAGCGGCTGGAATCACTGAAAAATCCATGCGAAGGCTGATGCTAGAAGTGTCTTACAAGCCGGAGCCTAGAGATGATTCAGAGGGGGACCAGGCCGTGTACTATGTGACCCCTGTGCCTAAGCGTTCATTCTATGGGGTGAGCGTTGCAAGGCAAGAGAAAGTCCGACAGATTACCCGGAGTGAGACCACAGTCGCTAAACTATTAAGCAGACTGGTTGGAGGAACAGACTGGGAGGCCTTAGTTAGAGGAATTGTCGGCGACAAGACTGTGCTAGCAGCGCGGTTGGACAGGATGTCGTACCCAGTCACGAATCTGGGTACTCTTGGTGTCTCTGAGCTCTCGAGCTTGAGGAGTAGGTACATGCGTCCAATGAGAGTTGCTACTCAGTATCCAGTCCTAGTCTGATAACCAGGCTAGGGCAGCGTGCCCATCCCCCGAGATGGCAGACGTGTGGGGCCGAGAGGTGATCCACGGGACTGTTGTCTTAAAGGGCGCGCATTTGAAGGTTTG